CGCGTCGTGCCAGTGAACCCGAAGGCCTTCGCGCCGACCTGTGACACCTCGGACAGGACACCGAAGATTCCCGAGCGGTCCGCCATCTCCGCGGCCCAGGTCGCGAGGTCGTCGGACAGCTCGTTGCCCTTCTCCATCTCCTTGAGGGCGTAGATGAACCCGCCCATCCCGAGGGACAGCAGGGTCCCGCTCGCGACCGCTGCGTCCCGCTGCTGCAGTCCGGACAAGAACACCCGGTTCGTCGCTGCGACCGAGAAGCTCTTGTATTGCGTGAGCGTCTTCCCAAGCTCGCTCGACATCCAGAGCGGTCGGTCCCCGACTCCTGGGGTGACGATGATCCTGTCGACCTCGCTCACCGTGGCTCCGTTGAACAACTCGGCCAGCCGCCTGTCTTCCCAGTCCAGCGAGTTCGCGAGGAACAGCCCCTCCCGGTCCTGCCCAAACTTGCCGAACTCGGCGGCGATCCCGAGCGCATCCTTCTCGCTGATTCGCTGCTGCCGCAGGTAGCCCATCTCCTTCGCGAGCTTCTTGCTGATCGGCTTTCCGGACTCGGTCGCTTCGGCGAACTGGCGGATTGCGGTCAGCATCCGCCCCTGGGTCACGACGCCGGCCCATTGCTTTGCTGCGGTGTTCCACGGAGCGAGCAGATTCGCGACGGACATCTTCGACGCTGCCGCGCGAACCGCCTCCTCTCCGACCGTCAGCCCGCGGTACTGGCTTCCGAGGTCATAGAGCGATACGGAGCGAGAGTCGAGAATCACCTCCCAGCCAATGCCGGCGAGCTTCAGCTCCTCCCTTGCGAGCCTGAACCCCTTGAAGTCGCGGATCATCGGGACGATCGCGTGCTTCATCGTCCGCGACAGGCCGTGAATCATGACCGGTCGGCCGATGTCTGCGAGCGACGAGATCACGAATCCGCCACCCTGCGCTAGCAGGTTCGACGCGCGCGCGAACCGAGAAACACGTACCGGCATGCTATTCGGATTCTCTGGCGCGGCGTAAGTCCCGCGAACCCGATCTCGCATTGCCTCGATGTCGCGGCGAACGGCCGCCCTCTCCGCGGTGACGTACTCGGACGCGTCGCTCAGCTCTTTCGCGGTGATCTCGTCCGCCGCCCGTGCCTGACCGAGCAGATCTAGCTTCAGGCCATACTCATCGTCGAGAGCCTTGAACGCATTGCTCATCCCTGGGTCGCCGAACACCTCTGACAGTGCCACGTCGGGCGCGACGGTGCGCCAGTAGTACTCCGCGATCATGTCGGCGTCGCTCTCGAGCCATTCCTCGACCAGACGGTCCTCGATCGTGAACGTCCGGTGCGATAGCGGACTCGCCGACGAGATCTCCATGTCGTAGGGGATCCGCCCTCCGTTGTGCCCGATCAGTTTGCTGTGGATGTCCCTTGCGACGACTTCGGCTTCACCGCCCGTCAGGTCCGGGTGCTCGCGCCTGAGCCAGGACTCGGTCACCTGAAGGAACCGCGCGCGCGTGTTGATGAGTGCCTTCACGTTCCAGACACGGGTCAGGTACGAAGGAGCGGTCTTGCTATCGAGCCCCTTCGGCAGAAGCTTCACCGCAATCGCGCGTTCCAGCAGCTCGTCGAAGAACTCTCTCTTCGCCTTCGCCGCCGTCACCACCTGCGGGATCGGGTGAGCGTCGTTGTTGCGAAGAGCCTTCCCTACCTGCTCCATGAACTGCTTGTAGGACATGTTGGAGAGGTCGAGCGGGCGCTTCCCGGCGAACGGGCTTCGCGCGTCTGCGATGGCGAATCGAAGCAACGCGAAGCTCTTGAGGTCGCGACCTGTGGCGGCGCGTTTGTAGTCGAGGAACGCATCGCGGCCCTTCTCGTAGGCGAGACCGAGTTTTCCGAACGAGTGTTTCACCTTGGTCTCTACTGCGACTGCGCCCTCGTCTTCGAGGACGATGGGCCGCCCGAATTCCTCGGTCGCCTGCGTTTCGCCATGGACCGCCTTGCGCTCGAACCCGTGCGTCGCGTCCGCCAGCAGGTTCTCGATCGGCACCCACTCTTCGGTCCCGTCCGGGCCCCGCACGAGCGCCTGCTTGCTGCCCTCGTCCCCGCGGAACGCGAGCACCTCCACCTCGTCGCCCACCCTGAATGGCCCCAGCGCCACCTCGCGCGCGGCTGCCTGCGCCCCGAGATCGCTTTGTAGCTGTAGATTCTCCAGGGCCGTCGCGGCGGCCTCTAGGTCTGCCTTCGCGGCCTCGCGCGCCAGGGTCGCGGTGCGAAACGGCGCGCCCTTCCCCACGATGCCTTCCTTGACCAACTCCTTGGCCTTCGGCTTCAGGGATTCGATCCGACGCTCCGCAGCCCGCACGGCGCTCTTCGCGGCCTTGAGGTCGGCGGCGACATCTCCCACAGGCTTCGCCAACTGCTTCGCGAGATCTCGGGTGAGCTTGGACGCCTCCGCGTCCGAGATCGGCCGTCCTACGCGATTCTGGAAGGCCACCGCCCGGGCCTCCGCGGCCTCGGTGAACCGGGCCAGATCGGTCGGCGTCGGGGCCGCGCCGAGCTTGGCCGTGCCGCGAGCCCCCTGGACGCCCGTCGGCTCGGTCCTGGCGATCCGGACGCCGCCCGTCGTAAGGCCCTTCGCGTTGCGCTCATGGATGAACGGGACTTCGGTGAGCATCTCTACGATGGCGCGGCCGACCGCGGTCCCGGAGGTCATGGCGCGCACCTGCGGACTCAGCTTGCCCAGGACGCCGAGCTTCTCGGTGCCCGGAATGATGTCCTTCAGCTTCAGGTCTTCCGCGCTCAGTTGGCGGGGATTGGGCTCGCCCAGTGCAGCGCGAAGCGTCCGCGACTCGGCCTCGAGCTGGGTCAGTTCTCCCGAGCCGCCCGCAATCGCAGACTTGGGCGGCCTCCCGGAGAGGTCGTCCTCGATGAGCTTCCCGAGGGCCCTCATCTGGCCGCGCGTGAGCAGGCCGACCGCACCGCCCAGAATCCCCGACAGGACCGTCGCGCCGCCCACGTTGAATGAGCTTTCGGTCAGCGTGCGATCGAGCTGCGTCGAGTGGAAGGCCACCTCGGCAGCGGTCATGCCGCCCGCGCCGGCAGCGGCCGTGAGCAGCGCGCCCTTCAGCAGGTTGCCGCCCCGGTAGGCCTTCACCGCGGCCCCCCCGACCGGGATCAGATTGATCGGATCCATCACGCCGGCCGCGAGCAGCGTCAGGGCCGTCATCGCGCCGCCTTGGTAGACGACCTCCGTCCGTCGTCGCTCAAGGTCGATGCGGTGCTTCACCATGTTCATGTCTTCGGCAGAGTCCGAGTCAATGAAGTCCCAGGCGTGCTCTTCGTAGCCCGCGATGTCGTTGAACGGGTTGAACGCAGGAGTCTGGATCCCGTACTCAGGAGACGGTGCCTTCAGCCTTGCGTAGAGCGACCCGAGCGTGTGCTCTCGCTGCAGGACGGCCGGCAGCGTTTCAGAGAACCAGTCGGGGGCTTCGTCTTCGATCGGAGCGTCGAGCAGCGCGTCTCCGAGGCCGCCGGTCGCGTATCGGTCACGTTGGTCGAACGTCGGCATCAGGTGCGCTTCCGGATGTTGTTGCGGTAGGCGGCCAGCTCTTTCTTCGTTTCCTTCGTATCGAGCTCGACATGGAAGTGGATGTTCTTCCCGACCCCGTGGAGCACGGCTTCGTAGCCGGGAGGCAGGCGCTTCTTCAGCGACTTGATGACCGTCCTACGCTGACTGACCGTAAGGTCATGCGCGCGCACGTCGAACGCGTAGCCAAGCGGGTGGAAGTTCTTGTCCTTCTCGCCCGTGAGCGGGTTGTACTCGCGAACGCCCTCGGTCATAACGAACGGGACGTTGAACTCCTTCAGCACCGCGGACACGACGTGCAGGCCCGGGGTCATCTTCCCGCTGATGCCGCGGTTCGCGCCCGTCTTTACCGAGAAGTCCGGAAGCAACTCTTGCGACTCGGTGCCGGGGTCAGGCTCGACCGGGATGAGCCCGCCGCGCGGCTCGTCCTGTACCGGCACCGAGCCGGGCGGGGCCTCTTCGTTGGGCGCGTGGCGCGGCGTGAGCATCTCCGCGATGAACTGCGCGACCTGATGCTTCACCTCGATGCCACGCGCAGCAGCCTCCGCGAACGCGTTCGCACGCTTCAGCTCGCTCTCGCTCGAGATGCTCACGGCCGTCGCTACCAGATCCATCGTGTCTCCCGGCATAGAGAGGATCACGTCGCGCATGAGGTCCGTCTGCGCCATCTGGCTCTTCGCGAGGTCACGGCTCACGGCGTCCACTTCTTTGCCGACAAACCGAGCGACGCGTGCCATGACGTGCTTCGTGTAGATCGCCTTCGCGCGACCGGATTCACCGGGCTTCACCGTGCCGTCGCTTGCGACGATGTTCGCCAGTGCCATCTGGTCGGCGATCTCCGCTCGGGCCACCTTCGCGGCATCGATCTCGGCCATCCGCCCGGGACCGACTCGCTCCTCTTCGAGTACGCGGGAGGCGTCGAGCGCGAGCTTGTCGGGGCTCGTCTCCCAGTCTGGCGACCAAGTGATCAGCCCGTTGTCGTTCGGGTCCATCGCGGGGAGGCCTTCGAACATCACCGTGTACTGCGGCGACGGCCCTTCAAGGTACGACATCGCGTCCGCGCGGATCCGGATCTGATCCAACGTCAACTCTGGCATGTTGAGGCGGATTCGCATGTCGTGGAGCAGTTGACGCTCATGCCAGCCATACGGAGCCCCGGGTGCCTTGTAGACGTTCTCCACCGGACGTGCGGTCCACTGCTCTTCGCCGCCCGTTCCTGTCTTCGTCTTCCCAAAGTTGTTCTCGATCTCGGTCAGCATGACCTGGATCGGGGTCTCGATGTTCCCGTCGCCAGCGAGCAGGTAGTTCTCGCGCCCCGCTGCAATCATCGCGGCGCGCATCGCCTCCGGGACGGTTGGGTCGAACCACCAGCTTTGATCGCTCCAGTCGTCGATCGCCTTGTTGAACTCGTCCGCGAGCTTGTCTCTCTTCCACCGCCCATCGAGATGCTCGCGCAGGGTGGGGGCCTGCTTCATTGCCTCCAGCGCGCGGGCGACGGCCTGCGTCGGCGGCGCACCTCCGGCGAGGTAGTTGCTGATGATTCCCAACTTGGTCTGGTCGTCCTTGCTGAACGAGCGGGCCACCGCTATCCGGTTCTGGGCGGAGAGCTTCTCGAACAGGCTCGCGGTCTGGGCAAGAGTTTGCGGGTCATTCGATGCCGCGCCGTTCTTCATCTCACCTTCGAGAGTCTTCGGGAGAACGGTGACACGCTCGACCATCTTCGAGATTTCTGCGTCGATCTTGTTGAGCATCTCGCTCGCCTCGGCGCGCTGCTCGTCCGTCCTCGCGCGATTGACTGCGCCGATCGCCTCCTTCCTGCGCGACGCGTAGAGCAGGTTGTAGGCGTCGTCGTACTGGTTCTTGAAGTCCGGGTGATCGATGTTCATCACGACGCCGGGCTTCCCGTTCATCACGTCGACGAGGATGCTTCGAAAATCGACGTGGCGCTTGTAGGCGGCGGTCCTGGCCGCGAGCTGCCCGACGTAGGTCAGGTATTTGTCGTCATCGATCAGGCCGTCCTCGAATGCCTCGCGGATGTAGTCGTAGGTGCCCTGCGCGGTCAGGTCGGTCACCTCTCGGATGTCCGACTCGATCTTTTCGCGGACAGGCCACGCTGCCTTCTCTCGTTCCTGAATCGCCGCGCGATTCGCGACTCCGGATGCGGTCGCTCGTGTCGATGGATCCACGTTCTGGTAGGGCCCGTTGGGGTCCAGTAGGCGCTCGTGCGCGCCCTGCGGATCGCTCTGGATGTCGAGCCCGATCCGCTCGGTCTCGGCGGTCTCGATGAACTCGCGAATCATCTGCTCCTGGGCGGCGGGGTCGAGTCCGGAGTTCCGGATGTATGCAATCGCGTCATGGCGCGCGAGCTCGCGCGTTTCATCGGTGTCGGCGCTGGCATACAGGCGAACAGAGCCTTCGACATAGCCCTTGGTCTGCTCGTTCTCCAGATCGCGTTCTCGCTTGATCGCCGCCAGACTGTTGGCCGAAGCGGCCGCCTGGAAGCGGCGCTGCATGCGAGCGCCAACCTCGCCTTGAACGGCGGGGCTCCCGATGCGACCCACGAGATCTTCGATTCCAGCCTGATAATCGGTGGCGAAGGCCTCGTCGTCTGCGTCCGGGCCCGCTCTGGCGTGCGCTTCCACCTGCTCGGAGTGGAACTGCATCGCCTCCGCTTCGGCCGCGTTGAAGTCCTTCTGCAATTCTTCGGCGCGCTTCTGCCTGTGCTCCTGCTGGGCCCGAGCGATCAGGGGGTCCACGGCGCGCTGCGTCGCCGCGGCTCGACGGGGGCCGCTTCGCACGTTGGGCAGAACGACCCGAATGCCGCCTTGGCTCGTGTTCGTGGGGATGCTGGGCATCAGGGCTGCCCTTTCGGGGTGAATCCACCCTGCTGGGTGCTGGCCTTGTTGAAGTCAAACGCCCCGGCCGCAATCTGGGACGTTCCGCCCAGGATCCCTTCGAACAAGAGGTCGTGGCCTTCCTGCCTTTGGGCGTCGGCCTCGGTCTCTCGCGCGAAGGCAATCCTCATCGCCCTCACCTCACCGTCGACCGCGGTGCTGGCGACGAGGTCGAGGAAGCTGCCCGACGATGGGTCGAACCCGCTGGCCCCGACCGCCGCTCGCTGCGCGCCCATGAGGGCCCGCGTGTTCCGGCGCTCCTGATCCGCCTCGAGTTCGCCGATCCGCTCCAGCAGCTTGGCGTTCCGCTTGGCAGCGCTATTCGCCTGGATGCCACCGATGATTGATCCAATCCCGGAGATGCCGGTTCCGAGCCCAGAGCCCATGCCAATGCCGGCAGATCCGCCGCCCATGCCGCCGATCAGGGATGCAGTCTCCATCAGGTCGTCCTCGCGTAGCGGTGGTAGTGGCTCGTGCCCCCAACGCCGTAATTTCGCATCAGCCCTTCCTCGCGGAACCCAAGGTGCCTCATCCAGCGGTGCCCGGCATCGTGCCCGAACAGGACAGCCGCCTCCATACGCTTCAAGCCTAGCCTCGCCTCGATCTCGTCCAGCGCACCGCGGGCCGCTTTGTGGAGTGCCTTCGGGTGCTTCAGGCTCTCGAGGGAGAGGGCGCTCCAGACGGCCGCGACCCCTTCCCAGATCGGCCAGACTCCGCCACACGCGATGGGCGTATCGTCGAGCAGCAGCGTGTACGCGTTCAGTCCGAGGAAGCCGTCCGGATCGGGCATGGACCGAAGAACCCGAAGTGTGATGCAGAGATTCTCTGCCGACGCTTCGCTTCCCAGATCCAGGCAGAGAAGGTGCTCCAGCTCGCATGGGACGCGTTCGATCATTGGCGATTCCCGCGATCCGCTGTCTGCAGCGCCGGTAGCAGCGCGACGAGCGTGAAGGGTAGTGGGCGGTCCTGGCGGATGAACACTTCGCCGTGCGTTTCCCAGCCAGCATCGAACGCCACCTCGATGTCTCCCGTGAACGGCGTCGCCACGGTGTCGAGCCGCAAGCTCGCCGGTAGCAATTTCGGGCCAAGGTTTTCTAGCGATTGCTCATCGGGCCCGAAGCTCAGCCCCAGGGTCGCATTTAGTCGGAGCACGATGTGGTCGATCCGCTTGTTCCTCCCCTGCGTAGAACCCGATCGGCTCGGGATCTCAAGGCGCATCCCCTGGAAGTCGGAGTCGTAGTGCAGGCCGACGTGAACCTTCTCGGCCGCGTCAACCAACGTGACCACGCCGCCGACCGACACCTGAACATCATCGACGACCACTCCGTCCGCGAGTACGTCTACGAACTCACCAGCGAGATGCAGCAACCCGGAGATCGAGGTGGTGGCGGTGTCGTCGCGGCTCAGGCCGCCGTCGACCATGTAGGCGTCTACGGTGAGATCGTCGTCGTCGAACTCGTCCTCGATGAACTCGACGTAGCGCTTCGTAACCCCGTTGATGGTCCGCCGAACCACGAGCCATACCTGATCGTGGTTGACGTTCGCCCGGGCTCCCGGGCTCTGCACTCCGGCAGGGGAGGGGATCACCGCTACCGACTCGACTTGCGCGTTCGTTGCCGCGCCCAGTGTCGGGCTTCCCGACCCCACCGTAGTGATGTCGATCCGGTTGGTGTCGTTCGCCGCGTCAAAGGCGGTCGGGTGGAATGAGAGCGTGTCCGCATCGACCGCGCGAACGTAGTAGTCCTTGTTGTCGACGAAGGGGGCGGGGAGCGTCGCGCCGCTCGCGAGCCAGCGGACGCGCTGACCGTCCAGCAAGCCGTGCGCCACCTCGGTCACCGTATCGGCAGCGATCGAAACGTCCGTCGACGCGACAATCGTCATCGAATAGGCAGCGACGAAAGCACCGCCTACTTGATGCCGAGACCACCCGGAGATGTCTTGGTCTCGGATCAGCGCGAGCGCAGCCATGATCCCGTCTTGGCGCACGCACCATACCGTCGACCACGGCTCGTTCGCGTAGGCCATGTCGGTCACGCCGCTCTTGGTGACGTGGTCCGCTAGCAGCGTCAGGTCTTCCGCTGAGAACGTCTCGCTGTCCGCCGTGTAGCCGATCGAGTGAACCCGTCGCCCCGTCGCGCTGACGTAGATCGCCCGGTTGTCGACCGCCAGAGGACTCAGCGAACTAGCGCCCTTCTGCGCGCCGGGTCGGACTTGGATGTTCGCAGGGGCGATAGCGTCTCCCTGCAACGCCGCCGCCGCGTTCCACGTCCTGCTTTGCGTCCCGAGCAGCAGAGACGTGACCGGGGCAAACCAGTTGATCACGTTCACATCGTTCGCGCCGATCGCATAAGAGATCGCGTTGTCCGCAGCTACGTCGTCGTCTAGGTCCGTCGGATCGTCCGAGGAGAAGCCGGTGGGGGCGTGGTTCTCGAAGTCGCCGGATTTGCTCGACCAGATCGTCTGCGGGGAGCCGTGGTTCGCGGCCCACCAGAGCCGCTGCTCGAAGAACGTCACCGCGCGTGGGAACTTCAGCGCCGGGTCGGCCCCCCACGCACCGAGCCGCCATGTCGTCTTGGCGTCCGTGTTCGCCAGTTCCCCTTCGACCGAGGCCTGGGCCGACGAGAAGGGCACCGTCGCAGACGACATCGTGTGCGTGCCGCCCCCCTGGTTGTCGTCGATGCCCTTCGGGGTGCCCCCCTTGCTGAGCGACAGCGTCAGCGCGTCCGTCGCGACGAACCCGATGTAGTAGTCGGTGCCACCAGCGAGGCCGGCAGGCAGCCCGCCGCCCGAGTTGCTGAGCGTCACCGGTCCGTCACCGCCCGTGTATCCGTGACTGACGATGTCGATCACCGAACTGGTGATACGCCCGCAGGGGACGCCCGCGGCAGTGCCTCCTGGGTCGGGGTCGATCCTGTTGGTGTCAAGAATCGCATCGGCCTTCGTCGGGAAGAAGCCCCATCGCTGAGCGCTGTCTGCGCGCACGTAGTAGTCCGTCGCCTCGGCGAGCCCGTTCGGGAGCGTCCCGTATTCGAGAACCCGGACCAGCTCTCCCGTGTCCATGCCGTGGTTGACGCCGATGTCGATGTAGCCGGCTGCGCCAGCGAAGACGTGAGCCGCGTTGAAATCGTGGCCCTCGATGTCGCCGTCCGTGAAGATGATCGGGTTGACCGCCAGGATCTTGCCCCATCCCCAGTGAACGGCGGACCCACCGTTCGTAGAGCGGTACCGATAGGGCCTGCCTACGTCGTTGCCCGTGAAGATGGCCTTGCTCGCGGTCAGCGTGATTTCGTTTCCAGACACCGCGTCGGGCACGATCACCGTGTCGGTCGTGTTCTCAGCGAGGTAGGGTCCGTCCGCGAAGTCGATGACCTCGAGCGAGAACCCGTGCGGCGAGTAGCGAGAGAGCTTGCGCGGCTCGTAGTTCTCGTGCGCGATGTAGAGCACGTCCGCCGACTGCGCGAAGGAGAGCAGCGGGAGGTCCGCCTCGATGTAAGGCGTCATCACCTCGATCGGCGTTGTCAAGCCTGCGCCGACCGGGGTCAGCGTGTGCGTACCCGTACCGGCGTCCGTGATGTCCTCGGCAGCGCCGCCAGGGGCGAGCGACAGCCGCATGCGGTCTCGCTTGTACGCGACGGTCGGAGTCATCGTGAGGAGACCGACGCCCACGTCGGTGAAGTCGACTGCGCCACCGCCCGGGTTCAGGGACAATCTGAACGTGTTCAAGTCCACATAGACCACGTAGTAGTCGGTAGACCGCAGCAGGCCAGTCGGGGTCGTGATGTTCGACGAGAGTCGGAATGGACCCATCTGGTCCGACAGCCCGTGAGCGGTCGAGGTGAAGAGGTCGGTCGTCGCGTTCAGATCGGTCGTCGCCATCACGAGCGTCGGGGGGAGGACGGCGTAGTAGTCCGTTGCGCCAAGCAGCCCGGCCGGAATCGTTCCCGTGCTCGTGATCTGGTACGGGCCGTCCTGATCGTTCAAGCCGTGCCCCGCGAACTCGATCTCGTCCGCTACGTCCGCGATGTCCGGGGCGGGGATCGGGGACAACGTCTGGAACGGCAGGTACCCCTCGTTGCGGAAGATCCGGACGTAGAGATCTCCGAATTCGAGGATGTAGGCCTGCTCGTCGCTGTAGATGAACGGGACGAGCCGAGTCCTCTTCGCTGAGTTCTTCACCTCGGCGACGTATCGAGTTCCAGACCGGCGGGTGACCGCTCCGTGTGGCGTGATCGACAAGTTCAGCAGTTGACGCGCCGCGCGCGCGTACTTGTCGAGCTCCGTTCGGCCGTACATCCGCGGAGACCACTCGCCCGCGTTGAAGCTGTTCTGGATCGGCGTCGATCTTGCCATCAGCTCACCACCCGGCTGCGCCGGATTCTGCCTCGGGCCCGTTCCCAGGCTCCGGGGAGTTCCTCTTCCTCATCTCGGAATTTCGGCTCCTGGCCGTTCGCCGATGCGGCGATGGCCCACAGCTTCTCCCATTTCCGCAATACGGCCTCTAGCTTACCGGAGTCGCCCGTAATGGCCTCAACCGTGTCGAGCGCGAGCATCGCGGCAAAAACATCCCTGAATTGGGCGTCCATCTCCATGGGGTCCGTGATCCGCATCGTGTAGAGGATGTCGAGCGGGGCCGTGAGGTTCGTGATGATCTTCCGGCCCTCGACCCGGTACGGGAGGCGGTGCGGATTGTCGACATCGATCAACCGCAGACAGTCGTTCGGGAGTGTGAATTGCCGCGCGAACTCGAAGAGCGGGACATCGACATCCGCCGCGAGTCGCGCCCGGTTCGTTGCGAAGTTCCACGGCACCGAGCGCAGCAATTCGTCGCGGACCTCGTCGAACCGCTCGTTCAGGATCCGGGCCGCCTTGCTCTCTGCCTCGAGGCTCTCGATCCGGCGCTCGCCCATGCAGATGAGCGCAGCGTTGGCGATCGAGGTCTCTGACGGATCACGCAGGTCCGCCCCAGGCGGCGGGACGACCGGCGGAATCGGCCCCGGTGGCGACACGGCCGGCGGATCCCAGTCGATCGTGAGCACGACGCCCAATAGACCCTCGGCCGTCACCGTTCCGTTCGACGAACTGTTGATCTGCCGACGCGAGTTCGTGAGCCCCGTAGACTCGGCAAGCCGGATCGCGATCCGTTGCGACAGCGAGGTGCGCGCGCGCAACGCGATCTGGAGATCCTCCGCAAGCTTGTCCGTCAGGGTGAACACGGGGACACCCGAGTAGCCCGACGTTCCGTAGACGTAGACGGTGCCTGCGGTGTGGGCCGGCGAGGTGACGAGGTTCCCCGTCCCGGCCTTGGCCGCCGCCTTCAAGTCGGGAGCGCGCCACAGGAATTGCATCGTCGGGTGCAGGCCATCGAGCGGTTTCCCCAGTTGCGCGCCGATGCGGTAGTTCTCGCCCAGCCCGGGATACGGGCCCGCGCGCGCCGAGAAGCTCAGGGTGGCCCCCGCCGAGCCGCGGAAGCGCTTCTCCAAGAAGTACCGGGTGCCGGCCGTCACGGTGTTGCCCGGGCTGAAGCTCGTCGCCTCGAAGTAGTCGCTAGGCCCGGCCGGGATGTCCGTAATAGCGGCCCACGGGGTCTCCCCGATCAGCGCGCCGGGGCCCCACGCTCTGAAGCTGCCGTCCGCGAGATACAGCAGGTTCTTATGCGTCCCACCCGTCCCGCCGACCCGCGTCAGCGCGCCCCAGTAGATGCCCGTGACGTTTCCGGAAGTGCTGCAGACGAATGACTGCCCGATCGAGTCCACGACGGACGGGAACTCCGGCACAGGGATCGGCTGTAGGGTGAACAGATGTGTGTAGTCCGCGACGTTGCTGTTCTGCACCCACAGCGACGCTCCAAACGCGCCTTCCATGATCCGGATCGACAGGAGGTCGTTGATGTAGCCCTCGTCATGAATGTCAAAGCGCCGGTCGAGCGCGAGCACATCGATGTTAGGGTTGTTCGCGATGGCACTCGTTACCGCGGAACGAACGCGGATCATCGCGTCGTTCACGATCACGTCGCCGAGTCCGATCCCACTCGTATCGAGGATCACGACGATTCCCCGAGTGGCTGGGCTCTTGCCGCCTCCCGTGCCGTAGCTAATCGACGTTCCGCGCACGAGGTTGAACGAGTCCTCGTCGTACTCAACGTCGTTGTACGGGTCGCTGATCGACCCCGCCGCGCTCAGGTGAATCTCGGGCACCTAGCGTCGCTCCCTTGGCAGGATGCGCCGCGCGAGCGCGCGGTATTTGATGTCCGCGTCTTTCAAACCCTTCGAGCGCGAGAACCGCACGGTCCTTCCGTCCGCGAGCTCGAAATCGTTGTCGAGCATCCAGTCGTGAACCCGGCGCGCAAGTTCCCAGTCGAATGGGGGGGCGTCCGGGCTGTGCCGCTCCTCGATCTCGGGGAGGCCGTACCCGCTGATCGCCTCGAAGGTCCGAGGCGTCAAGAACTCGACCTCCATGAGCAGCCACGCACCGTAGATCTCCGGACTGCCACCCTTGTAGACCGCGAAGTACGCGAAGTCGTCGCAATCCTCCTCGCACCAGTTCGGGCTGAAGTCGCGTAGCTCGCTGCGGGCCAGAATCCGGTTGGTGACGCGGCGGAACAGCCGGCGGGCCCGAACCTCCTCGCGCGGCCGCCAGGGTCCGGTGTGGGAGAAGCGGAGCGCGCCCTCGCCGCGCCCAATCGTGAAATCCTTGAACCGCGGGATCACAGCGGTGTTCCGACCCCAGTCGGGACGTTGCGGACGAAGCCCTGCTCCTCACGGGCGTCGAGCCATTCGGAAGCCTCGAGATGCCTGGGACTCGGCTCCTGCCCGTCTGGCTGGCGGGATTTCGCGATCTTCTCGTTTCGCATCGACATGAGTGTGGCGACCTTCTGGTCGTCGCCCGTGATCGCCTCGCAGATGTCCGCCGCGAGCGCCGCCGCGAGCGCCTGCCGGAACATCACGTCCATCACGAGAGGGTCGGTGACCCGCGCGGTGTACTCGATGTTGATCGGCGTTCCCATGTCGGTGAGGACCTTCCGCCCCTCGACCCGGTACGGGTACTTCGAACGGTTTTCCACGTCGAGCAGCCGCAGGCAGTCACTCGGGAGGGTGTACTGGCGATCGAATCCCCAGAGCGGGGCCGCGACATCCGCCGCGAGCTGGGCGCGCTTCGTGGCGAAGTTCCACGAGTGCGACCGCAGCAGGTCGTCGCGCACCTCCGCGTACCGGTCGTTCACGAGCGTCGAGGTCTTGTCGGTGCCGGAGATGGATTCGATGCGCTGCTCGCCCAGCAGGATGAGGGCGGCGTTCGCGATCGAGGTTTCGGACGGAGTCGACATGGCGTGCCTCCAGGGCAACCCCCCGCCCCATACGGGAGGTTGCCCCTAGGCTAGCAGTCGCCCGGCGGGATCAGTTGCCACCCGAGGTGTAGACCGCCTCGAGCACGTACTCGGAAGCCACGATTCCGACCTCTGCCGAGATCGTCATCGCGATGTCGAACGAATCCGGTGCGTCTTCGAGCGAGCCATAGTTCGATGCCCCGAGATTCGACATGACCCAGAGGGCCTTGCTGCGGGCCTCGTTCGGGATCGTCCCTTCGGCCGTCAGCACGTCCACGCGCGCGATGGCCGCCGTGATGTCGATCATCGGGGAGGTCCCGACCGCGCAGAAGAGGTTGATGTCGACCAGAGCGCCGCCCTCCCCCAGGTACAGACCGAAATCGCCGGCCGCCGAGGTCGACGCGTCTGCCGCGTGCGACAGGTACAGGTGAATGAGCCGGTCGCTCTTCTTCATCGTGAAGAAGCGCACCACGTCCCCGGCCGCAGTGGCGGTGGTGACCGTCGCCGTGGCCCGCTTGTACCGCAGGGTCGCGTGGTTCCGGCCCGGCGTGACCTTGATGCGTGGGTCCGAAATCGACGAAGAGGAGACGGTGTCGTTGTAATGATCGGAATAGAGGTCGGCCATGGAAGTGGCTCCTTGTGTTGCTTGCCCGAAGGGCGGCGGCCGGAACCTCCGCGCCGCCGCCCATCAGAATGCTGTCATGTGCTGCCCTACGACTCGTCGACGAGGATCCGAACCACGCCCTTCTCGTCCATGCGGGTCGCGCCCATGTCCATCTCGGTCCGAACCTGAATCGAGTGGCGCTTCTGCGGGAGCACGTCGATGAAGGACCGGGCTTCCTGCCCGATCGAGAGCTGCATCGACATCTTCACCCAGAAGAACGCGTCGCGGATGCTGCTGCCGTCGATCGCAGCGCGCTGGGTCTTCTTGAAATCGAACCCGAGGTACGTGTCCACCTGCCCGTTCACCAGGGCGCGGATCGTGTTGTAGTCCGCGCTCGTGACCTCGGTCGTTCCGAGAAGCTGCTGCCGCGCCTTGGCAGAGAGCGCACCGTGCCACGAGTAGTCGCCCTGGTCCTCTTCGTTCTCCGCTGCCTCGAGGAGCGATCGGGCCTTGATGAGGTCGGCGACGATCAGCACCTGCGAGGTTCCCGTTGCGTTGTACGAGAAGGCCGTGTCGAAGACCACGTCGGTCGTTCCGTCGACCCCGGTCTTGGCCGTCGCGTCGAACGCGGCCAGGATCGTGTCGTCCAGCTTTCGGTTCGCCGCTGCGGCCTGCATCCGGGTGTACGGATTGATCGGGTCGTTCAGGAGTCGGCGGCGGTCTGCCCGGTCGACGAGGTCCGCGATCTCCTTCGTCGCGAGCGTGACCATGCGTCGGCGGTGCGGGTGGTCGGTGTACTCGGTGTCGCCGTGACGGTTCGTCACGTCCTGCATCTCGACCGAGCCGACCTGATCGTAGAACTCGCGGTCGCCTTCGACGAGGTTGTCGACCATGACGGCCATGCGAAGACGGTTGTCCTGCTGCTGCTGCAGAACGCGGACGCCGTCAGCATACTGCTTGGTAAAGGCGGTGGTGATCTCGACGGACATGGTTGTCCCTCCGTTTGGTGTGTGAAAACCAACGAAGGGCTCCCCGCGTCTCGCGGACCCGTCTACGTCTTATCGCGACGCCTTCAGCCGTGCTTTCCGGCGAGCACCCGGACGGCGCGTTGCGCCGCTCCCCGAGACATTCGATCACCGCTTCTAGCGGATCGCGGACCCTTTTGGACTACCCGCTTGACCGGAAATAAGCATGCCAACTCGATTCGCGCAACTACTCCGGGTACGCCGTCCGGTAGGCGGCGTCACGCTTGTGCTGAATCTCTTTTCGTTCCGGATGGTTGCGCGTCGCCAGCACCTCGATGATGTGCGGGTCGTTGTTCATCTGCTCGATGATGTCGAGCGCCTGTTCGCGCGTCCACGCGAAACCCGATCCAGGCCGCGCGCCCGTGAACGCATCCTCGGAGAATTTTCCGGCGAGCTCGGCGAAGGCCTTCACGAACAGCGGGTGGTCCGCGATCGTGTGGCCGTCCGGCAGCACGATCTGGGAGACCGCTTCCGCGTCCTCCCCGAAGGCTTCCTTGAAGGCACGGATCCCGCCGTTCACCATGGCGTCGTAGCCCGCCCCCCAACTCTCGCGAAGGGAGCGTTCGGCAGCATCGTGCATGCTCTGCACGTAGGCCCTGGCTCTCTCGTTGTTCTCGTACTGCACCTCCTCGAAGTCGCGCATCGTCTTGTTCATCTGCGCGTTCGTGAGGCCTGCGCTGTGGAGGCGTTGCATCATCGCCTTCTGCAGATTCGGATCCCAGTTGCTCTCGGGACGCGGCTCGAAGTCGCCGAGGTCGTAGCCGTCCGGGGTCTCGGGGCGGCCGAGTTCGGAGTAGAACTTGTCCCAGTCCTTCTCGGTGAACTTCTCGTTCGGGCGCGTGATCTTCTCCATCCCGACGAGGCTCTGCGCGCCGATGAAGTCCTCCATCAGGCCGCGGATGCCACGGGGCTCCTCGCCCTCGACGTAGGCGTCGAAGATCTTGTGGTCGCCGATGCCCGGGGGCATGGCGGCGCGCACGGCCGCGAAGTCCGGCGTGGACGGGAAGGCGGCGGGCGGTGTCGGGGTCGCCACGACTTCGGGCGTCGGGGGCGCGGGATCGACCACATCGGGCGTGTCGCCCGTATCGGGTGCGTCAGGAATGGAAACGTCGGGCGCGGCCATGGGGTGCCTCCTTTATTGGGTTCGCCGCTGCGCGAGGCGGCGGCTCTCTTCGATCATCGTTCGGTCGTCCATGTGCAGGTAGTTCATCAGCTTCAGGATCACCGATCGACGGCCCTCGTTGTAGGCCGTCTGCATCGGATCGCCCTGAACGTAGCTCGGAGACACCTGCCGGCAGTAGGCCGCCAGGAAGTCGAGAACGTCCCGCCCGGACGGGCTCTCGAAGGTGGTCTTGATCAGCCCGATCATCTTGTCCAGCTCGATGTGCAGCTTGGCTGCGGCATCCAGCTCTTCCTGAGAGGGCTTCTCGTCATACCCGAGATACTCGTCCAGACTCACGCGTTGTTGCCTTGCGATTGCGCGGCTTCGAGCGAAGCGCCCGCGCTGATCAGCTTCGCGCCCGTTTCGCCGGCCTGCATGAGCGTCTGTTGCATCTGCTGCCGCTCAGCCTCTTCGGCCTTCGCGCGGCGGATCTGGATGACGCCGTCGCGGGAACGCATCGCCTCGACCGGCGTTCCGTTCGCCGCGTAGATCGCGCGGATGCCCTCGTCGAGGTCGACGTTGTCCATCACATCCGGGTCAGCCTGCGCCATCTGCAGCGCCGCGTTGAAGCTCTCCATGATCGCCTGTGCGTCGCCCTGCTTCTGGGCGCGGGCAACCGGGGATACGTATTCGATCTTGATCGGTTGGCCCGCCAGGAAGTCCGGGACTTCCGGGAAGTCTCCGCGCCGACTCTCGATGCCGTACACGCGAGCGATCATGGGCTCGAGCAGTTCGACCGCGAGACGACCGAGAGTCGGCGACAGAATTCGCTGGGATTGGCGCGCGAGCTCCAGAACCTGGGTCGCGGTCATGCGAGGATCCTGAAAGGCCTGCAGGATCTCGTGGTGAAAGGCGCGCTGGATGTTCTTCGTGCGCGACTCGATCATCTCGAAGTTCCAGTTGAGCTGACCGCGATGCTCCAGATACCGGACCGGGTCGCGCGTTCCGCCATCGTTTGCGACGACGATCTGCGCGTTCGGCGTGAGTCGCACCGAGCTGCCGGCCAGCACCGAGTCGTGATCGACGAGGACCGGCGGGTCGCTGGCCTTCTCGACGTTGCGGATGAACGTGCGCCAGATGCTGTTGAGCATCTTCTGGTCGGGGAGCGAGTCGACGCCGGGGCCGCGACCGTACAATTCGCCCGTGTCCACCGACCAGCGCGGAACCATGTACGGGTTCTCTCGGAAGCCGCCTTCGCGGATCTTCTCCTTGCCCTTCAGCGAGATCCAGACCGACTCCCACGCCATACCCGACGCATCGATCTTCCCAGGCGTTGGCATCGCGCGCTTTCGGACGTGGTGTAGAAACTCGAATTCGCGTTCGGGGCGCTTCTCGGTGACCTTCCTGATGTCGTCCGGAGTGTCGTCCCCGAAGAATTCGACCGCCTTCCACGCCTGCAGCGAGAACTTCCGGAACACCACCACGATCTGGCCGGAGTGGTCCGTGTCGATGTACGTCTCGGCAAGCGGCCGGGAGATGAAGCGCGCTCCGATCTCCGGATCTTCTTCAATGTAGAGAACCCCCGTTCCGAATCCGGAGAGGTCTTGGTACAACTCTGCGACCTGGGTCGTGAAGCCAGACTTCGGTCGCTGGAAGGCCGTGCGGATCCGCTTCTTGACGAAGTCGAGGAAGCGGACCGCTTCGTCCATCTCGTTCAGGATGTCCATCTCGTAACGGAGGTCGAACCAGTCGGCGGTTGCGGGGTTTGTGAGGAGCGAGTGGAGCGCGGCAGCGAGAAGATTGTTGCTGTCGCGGGAGGTCGTGTCGTAGATCCGGACGCCGCGCTGGCGTCCCGGCTCGCGCTTCGCCTGGAAGTTGCGTCGCTCGAGGCTGTAGTCCGAGATCTCCTGCCAGTGGGACTCCCAGTGGTGCCGGTCCCCTTCGAGCGTCCCGAAGTAGGTGCAGATCTTCTTCGCCTCTGCCTGGGAGATCGCCATCTACGCGCCCGCCCCTGGCTGGGGGCCGCCCGGGACGGCGGTCGAGCCGCCGAGGATCGTCTGCGCGACTTGCGGCTTCCCGAGAGTCTGCGGATTCAGGATGGTCGATCTGCGGCCTTGCTGGTTCGCGGAGGATCGCAGGGCGCGACGGCGGGCCTCTTCGGCCTGGGGGTCGCCGATCGAAGGCGGCCCTTTCGGCCCCTTCGGCTTGGTGGCGGCCTGCGCGGCGACGCCTGCGATAGCGATGATCGCGGGAAGCACAGCCATCATGACCCTCCGTCGAACGGATTCCAGTCGTGCTCTGCAACGGGCGCGTATCCCGCGACCGCCACCTGGGGCGTTCGCGCGAAACGTAGCATCATCACGGCCTGCCGCAGAGCCGAGAGCACGTCGTCGTTCTTCTTCACGATCTGGCCGTCCTTGCGGTGGTAGGTGCCGAACTCGTGCCAGAATTGCGTCAGATGCGAGAAGGCCTTGAACCGGCCGGTCTGCATGCGGCTCAGCAGGATGTGGACGCCGGCCTCTGGCGAGTAGCCGCCCTCCTTGAACGTCGAGTGCTCGCGCCACATCTTCAGGCCCTCCTTGCGGTAGACCTCGGCCACCGGACCCGAATCGCCCCAGTCGCGATGACCGTCGTGGGGCCAGAAGACCGGGATGCCCGACTCCATGTGCCGCTCCCCGTCCCAGGCCTTCAGGCTCGAAGCGTGGATCGCCGGGACCATCTGCTTTTCCTTGTAGCAGTTGACCAGGATCAACAAGTCCGATTCGCGGTCATAGGCAACTTCGACTGCCGCGAACGGGTGGTCGCCGTAGCCAAAGTCGACCGCGCGGGCGCGCAGCCAGTGAGTCGGTATCTGGAAGGACTCGATCTCGAGCGTGCTCTGCGGGACGGTGAAGATCTTCCCCTCGCCCAGCATCGGCAGCCCGCGAGAGCGGGCGTCGCGCTCGTGCTCCGGGTAGGCCGCGATGATCTGTGCCCGGTCGTCTTCGTCGTAATGCAGCGCCTCCGAGATGTCCATCGTCACGAGCCCGCGGTCCTTGGTGTCGGGCGTCGGGTAGAAGTGCGTCACGAGTTCCGACAGGCCGAGCAGCGGCGTCATCGTCGAGTAGATCACCCCGCCCGTTGCCGAGATGCGTGCGAGGCACTCCGTGTAGATGTCGATCGGGCACTCTTCGTCGAGCCAGATGCCGTCGAGCGTCATCGTCTGGAATGCCTTGCGGCCCTGTTCGTAGGCCTTGAACTGGCAAAACGAAAAGCCGCCCGTGACGTGTCGCACGAGGAACGAGTCGACGAGGTCGCTCATGCCGCGCGCCATCGTCGGTTTCTTCGCGAGTGCGGAACGCGGGACTGTCCCCGTGCCCCACTGGCCGGGGTCGCCTAACAAGATTCGCTGCGGCCCCGCGCGCACCTGTTCGTTGTTCGTGTTCGCGCACCAGAAGCGAGTCGGGCGCGTGAAGCGGCGTCCCTCCCACCAGTCCGGGTAGTCTCCGGTCAGGTGGTAAGAGGTTTCGTTGCCGGCGCAGAGGGTCTTGCCGAGCTGGTTGCCCGCGAGGAGGGCTCGCTCGCGCGTTCGCAGGTTGTGGAAGGTGAGCTGTTTAGGATACGGCGTGTAGCCGGCGATCTTCCGAAGGCTCAGGGCCTTCAGGATTCTCCCCATCTCCCGCAATTCGGAGTCCGAGGCGGGGCGCTCGCTGTCGGATCCAGGCTCGCTGCTCGTCGTCATTCATGTCCACCACGCGGAGGCCCACTTCGCCGGCAGCGGCGCGCACGAACTTCCGCAGATCCGCACCGGTCAGTTTTTCGAGCTCTGCATCGAGATTGTCGAGGATCAGCCGCTCGGCGAACATGCCGAGTTCCTTCCCGACGAGTTCGTAGCCTCGGTTCACGGCGGAAGCGTTGCCGCTCTCGCTCGCGCGCGAGATGTTGTCCTTCAGCCCGCCGAGCACCCAGGCGCGGTCGACCTTGGCGCGGTAGATGCCGTCCTCCCCGCACTCCTCTTGCAGCTCCGCGATGCGGGCAGCGATCTCGGGGCGGCCCATGAGTTCGGAGCCGCGCTTGCCGGCGTACTTGCGGCTGGTTTCGTAGCCGGCCGCAAGGTAGGCCTCCGTGCGCCGCATCCCCTGCATGGTGGCCCTGCAGAACTGCTCGTGTCGTTGGTTCTTCAGCTCGGGCATCGGTGTCGATCGTACCGTATTATCGCCCCATGCCTGCCAAACCCTACCGTCCGCCGCCGCTCGGCGCGATCGCGACCGGGCGAAATTCGGCCTTCAATATCCCGCGCAACACGCAAGGCCAGTATCCCTTCGAGGAGTTGGCGCAGTTCGTTGCGAACACCGCACTCCCTGGGGCACCGCTCGCTACCGATCGTCGGGGGCGGCCCATCGAGAAACCGCTCAGCGACACGCCGACGCGGGGGCTGCTCTTCCCGGGGCAGACCTTCACCGCGGGCCGTCCCCTGGTGGCGCCCTCGAGCCGAGGCCCCGGGTTCATCGCCGGGGCAGGCCCGAGCCTGCAGCCCGCCGGCTTCAACCTCGCGCTCGCCCACTTCACCGGGGCCGGGAACCGCAAGGTGTCCGGGACGGTGGATCGGGGCAGGTTCAACCAGAGCCACTTCGGGCCGCGCACCCAGACGCGCGACGAGCGGCTGGCCTCCGGATCGATCCGCCGCCAGAAGCTCTCCCCCAGAGGAACGACACTGGGCTGAAACGTAGAAGCCCCGCCCGGTGCGGACCTCGAGGCGGGGCTTCCTATGTGGGAGCCCTTGGGTGATGGATGAGGGCCTGGGGGGCCCTCGAGCTCCGATGTGGCACGGAGCTTGCCCCCGATTTCGCTTGACCGCAAGTCCTAGCTGTCAGACAATCCCCCCGTGTGGGCATGCGACTCGAAATCCAGAGACGCGGCCTCGGGCTTCTCACTGCCGGGGGGCAGAAGACTCGGGGCTACCCACACAGTCGGCCCGGGTCGGCGGAGTTTCTCTTTTGATTCGCCCGCACGCCCGGCAACCGAGGGTTCGCCGCCGCCGGAGCGATACACCATCGGTCCGCACGTACGCCCGCGGGCAAACCGGGGCGGCTGACTCTCGGGCGACCAAAGCG